AGTCCCGACAACTTCCACTGACGCGCAAGCGCCTCGTCGTCCACCGGCTCTTTCCATGCTCCGTTGTACGCCTCAATCTCGTTCAGGTAGAGCGAGACTTGTCGGTTGAACCAGCGCTCGAAAGGAACAAACGTCGCCGAGCGAAGCTTCCCGATCGGCAGTCCGGAAATCGGCATCTTCCTCACGAACAGAAGTAGCTCCTTCAGTTGCAGAAGGACATAGCTGTGCCATTCCTCCTGCACCCAACTCTCGTAAGTCGCAGGGTCAGTCTCGGGATATTTCACTGGCCCTCAATGCCGCTCGGCATATGGCGAGAGGGGCCTTGCTTGCTTCCTCGTCGAAGTTATAAATGCTGACAACATAGGTCGTATATTGCTTATTGTCCCAACCTCCGAACGAGATAGACGAAATTCTGTCTTTCTCTAGCAGCCGCTCCACCACCTTCCATGCCGCCGCTATGTCGGTGCTGTAGTGAGGGGCGGGAATAACCTCAACGCGCCACCCATGTTCGTTCACCATATCAAACATACCCTCTGTCACATATTCGGCAGTTGCCCCCGAATAGTTTTCAAAGTAATCCATCACCACATCCGCCACCCACGCATCCAAACATCGCCCGGCTTCGTGTTCGTCAACTTCGGTCTGACAATGTGGACACAGCAGATCAGGCATCTCGCAATATCCCTCCCACTACTGCTCCGGCATACAGAAGCAACATTAACGGCCACAGGACTGCCACCATGAATAAGTTGAATGCTTGCACGTCGTCCTTTTTATCATCAGACAAAACTCCGTATGCTAACCCTGCAACAATGGTTCCAATCAACAAATACACAACAAGAAAAAAGTCACTCATCCTTGATCGTGCTGGGTGATCTCATCCAACACCTCCAGTGACTTCTCAAGGTTCTCCACGGTATCGCTCGTCAGGTAGACAACGATCTCTGCCTCGACAACATCTTCGCTGGACTTGGGTCTGGCCTTGAGTCTGTCGAGCTGTTGCAGGATCAGTTCGTACGTCTTGATGTGCCCGGTCTTAGCGAATTGAATTGCGAGCTGTCTCAGTCCCTCGGTCGCGCTGTTCCAGCCGATGCCTTCATCCTTGAGGATCTTGTGTGCGATTTCTTTCTGGGATAGGGTAGCACTTTTCGCGTCCCGTCCCCATGACCGTCTCGTCTCGCTATTGAAGCGACTCTTATTCCCCTTCAGCCACCGACTGCAACCGATACAGCGTCCAGTCTCAGGATACGGATCGTTGAGCAGTCCACAGGATTTGCACTTAACGGGATCTGGCAGTTTGTCGTTCATCTCAATTCATGCTCCTCGCCCTCAAATGTCAAAACCGTTTTACGGTCAACAACCAGATCAGGAACCACAACCGTTCCGTCCATGATCTTGCGAAGAATAGTGTTCCGTTCAGGCGGAACGGGTGCGCCTTTCCAGATCAGCCAGTTGACGCACTCGTAGGGGTCATCGAGGTAGTGGCTACAGGTCACGCACTTCTGCTTCTCTAGCGGTTCGTCGGTCATTTCAGCCTCCTAACAACGGTCCAACAACTGCAAGGCCCGCGACTGCTATTGCGATAATAAGCATCAACGCATACCAACTCAAGACGCTGAATATCAGTGCCACGCCCCAGGAGTGTCTCTTGCGAAAGTAGAGCTTATACGCTGCGATCCACCATATAGCTGCTACCATGTCATCCTCCCGCCAATTCCACTGCCCGCTTGTGCCCCGCTCTCGCATCCTTCTCCGACGTATATCGTTCCTGATATTCATCATGCTCACCACCAAATATCATCGTCTCCCACAGCACGGGCGGGCCGGAATCAAAGTTGTAATCTATGCCCAAGAATATGGTAGAGATATGCGCTCCACCTATGTCGTCCTTTGCCACAACGCGCTCCGCGGTCTCAAACCACAGCGCCCATTCCAGTACGTCATCAACTGCAATAGGTTTCCCATCTTTGAGAATGTAGTTCATCTCAACCTCCCATACAAAAAGCGGCAAATAGGAACCCCCAGCACGGGCCGCACAAAGGATTTCCTATTTGCCGCTGTTCGGATGTGAAGTTCAGGCGCCCGTGCATCTCAACCACAGTATACACGACTTGACAAACTAGTCAAATAGGGTGTATTCTCCTTACGACATGCCCACACGTTGCGAAACTATAGTGCAAAACGCCGCTCCAAAGAAAATGAGAGTGGCCGTGTGTCATGTCACGCCGTCCTTCGGGTCGGCGTTTTGCATTTTAGGAGCAGATCATGACTGAGCCCAAGGTCCAGGTCAACTGGAAAGAAACCGCAGAACTACGCATCCAGGAAATCAACCGACTGAAGAACTGGCTCTTAGCAGTTGCCGACGTGTGCGTTAACCATGACGGATACTCGGGAGAAAAAGAACTCGAGCATCTCGTGGATGACATTCGCGGTATGGCAAACAAGGCACTGGACGGAGAATCGCCATATCTATCGGAATGACTTCTCCCGCCACCCCCAGACGAGGTACAGGCAACCCTCCTTGCAGCGACGCGTTCTATCCTCACCGCCTTGCCTCGTCTGGAGATCGCGTGAGCCATGATTGAGCCAGCAGTTGATGGGCTTGAGAGTGCGCTACGGCGAGAGTTCTCCCGATTCCGGGGCAAGCAAGTGTTGATGCTCCGCCCTCACGGTAGGAGCGCGGGGCTCGGAATAAAGCGCCAACACGCTACGGGAATATGGAACTTCAAGGGGCCACGTGGCTTCATCCTAAAGCACACCCGCGCCCAGGCTGCACAGGCGGCGTATGGCAACTAGACGGTGAGACGAAGTTGTGAGTGGTACATCAAGGATCAATCCTCCATCTGCGGTAAGAAACCGCGTGCAGATACCAAATACTGCTGGAAACACGATAGAGCCTTTCGTCAGTGGAGACGAAGGGTTCTTCGCGTTAATAAACAATGTCGGCAAGATGAGAAGTTTCAAGAGAAACACCGACCCAATAGGCACCGGCCATCACCGGTAGCGGCAAAACAATAAGTCCGTAGGGGATGCTCCCTCCGTGGTCACACGGCGCCTGCAATCCGGCAGGCGAACAACCCGATGCGAGAAACCATTCGGGACTAAATTCTATCTGGCACGGTGTACTCCGGCGTGTGGGCTTACCAGGGGCGGCAACTGGGGCCCTCCTACGTCTCCCCCAGACCCTCCCCTCTGCAACCTCTGAGATCGTCGTCTCCCACACACCTAAAACCCTCACGCCCTACGCAGTATTTCGCTCCCTACGGGTGGAAAATGGGCCGTCAATCGCTGGCGAGCAACAATACAACAAACAAAAGCAATAAGAACAAGAACAGGTACGACCATGTGTGATTGTGTTTCTTGTTTATGTGTGCTGTTGAGCTGTGGGTGCCAGGCGGGGAATGGAACATCTACCAAACCTACCTAAACTTACCTAAATCTACAAAACCTACGTAAACCTATACAAACCTACCTAAATCTACAGAATCTACATATTCAGCACGTTATTCAACGCCGACGACTGAGAATGGATTGATTGGAAATGTGTTACCCGGTCGTATGATACATTGCAATACACACAACGTCTTGTAAGATATCTTGCAACTTCTGAATGTACGTCGATCTTGGTTGCGGCACTCCATCGAAACATGAGAAAAGCACCATTTCTGATGCTTTTCTACGCTTCTCCTCCCTGGATTTCTTTCGTGTTATGACTCGCTTTGTTACCCTGGGTTACTTCAACTACATGGCTCGCTTGTTCTTTATGGATTTCTTTAACGCCTTGGCTCGCTTCGACTCACTGGGTTTCTTAGGCGAAATGGCTGTGCTTATTGTACTTCGTCTCAACTTACGAGTTCAGGCGGCAGCGGTTCGGAGATTTCTGGAGCTTGTGGTAGTCCATTGGGCGCGACATCCCTGTCGTAGCCGTAGACTGGCTTCAAGTCTGGGAATTTCTCGTAAAATGCTCGGAGCGCAATACCGGCTTGGGCTCTCTCCCAACGCAATCTCCGCCATTCTGGCGAGTCCCATCATACATTATTGAATGTACGTTTCATTCCATCCACCACCAATCTCCTTCTTCAACAGGCTCTCCATCCAATCCGATCTCGCGCGATCCTCTGCAACCTATATCGTAGTCTGCGCAGCCGTAGAACGGCTCAAAGAATTGATTGCGTTTTGGCATTATCAGGACCATCATTCCTCCACAGCGTGGGCAATACGTAAGATGCTCCCGCAGGTAGATATCCAGGTCGCGGCGATCTCTGACGTAAGGCACTGTGCTCACGCTTCGAGTGGAACTTTGTTGACCTCTACTACTCCGTAGCCCATCTTCGATGCAACCAGTTTACGAACATGTCCCTTACAAGTGATTGTGTCGTAGTCACCTAAGAGAATTTTGCGCCACTCCGCTTCGGTTATACGCTGCTTGAAATCTTCTATTTGCCAGTGTCCATCGCTTAGCCCATTTTCCATGATATCAGGCATCTTCTTCCATCCCGATCCAGCGCACAGGGCAATCGCAATCCTCGTCGTACCAGATGCCGCAGTCATCGAAATGCAGATCCCGTTCGTCCTCTACGAATTCCTGAGTCATTATTCCTCCATTCCTAGCGACTGCCGAGCTATCTTTTCGTACTGTTCCCTGTTCTGCACATTCGTCCACGCTTCCAAGCAAAGTGTCTGCCTCTGGTCCGTGCTCTTGTCAGAGTAAACCTGCTTAAGCTGATCCCAGCACACAAACCACGCGATAGCCGCTACCATCGGCAGATTCGGATACGAATGCTTCTGCCCGAGGTCCGAACGGTTCAGCACTGCGACCGCGTTCTTCGCATGGTTCGCAAAGCCCAGGTCAACTGCTTTCGCGATGATTTCTTCCTCCCATTGGTTTTCATTACGTTTGACGGGGGGTTTCGGCTTTGCCTTGCCGCGTTTCTTTTTGCCCTGGAGACCATGCTTCAATCCCTTCGTTGGCCCTTCTTCCTCACGAGGCGGAGGAAAATCATCTCTCGTATCCCCGTTGCCAGCCTCGCCCTCTCTGTCCTTGGCGCCGGCGATCTGGACCTTTCCCTCTGCTTCCTCAGAAGGCAAGACTTCGTACCCTGCTAATTTCATGATCCATGCAAAGCCAAGACGATACGCCTTGCCAGTTGCCCTGGTGACAGCCATCGAGCGCATTGCGTACTCGTCTCTATCCTCCCATTGTTCCTCTGTCCTGGTACAGATAGCGCCTGCACCACCAACAATCGCCATGTCAGACATACGTACCAAGTCCACGTAAGCGGACCATCCCTGAATGTCTGGCAAATAGACAGTAAGCTCTGGTCTCTCTCTTGGCAGAACGCCTAGCATGGCTCCGCATGCTGCCCAACCTTCGGCATGAACGTGCGCCTTGCCTCTAATCATTGAGTAGAGGCGCTGGCGCAATATGATGTCCTTTAATGCGTTTGCCATGACAACTGCGTGCTCAATCAACTCATCGGGATTAAGCTCGATCATGCCCAGCTGCACAGTCTTGCCTGGGACATGCACGATTTCCGCAGATTCTTCTGTGAACTCGCCTTCTAGGATTTCGTCTTCGTTGGTCATAATGTATTCTCCAATCTCTCTTTCCAGCCAGCCCTAGTTACTGAAACGGCTTGAGTAATGCCAACTGTTTCGATCAGGCTATCAAACTTAATCAGAGTAGAGCCGTCGAGAAACACTCGTAACATGACAACTTGCACGCCAAGCTCTATATCAATGCTGTCGTGATCGCCGAGATCGCGCTTCTCCATAGTTTTTGTGTTAAATCCTACGAGTTTAAAGAAGCGACTATCGTAGTAACCATCCGGGAAGCAGATATTTCCCGGATACATGTGGAAGATGTCGAATTGCTCAAGACTATCGCTTTTCTTATAGTTATCAAGAACCTTGGCGTAACCTTGAACCTCAATAGGAAGCTCTTCGCACATTTGCAATTCCTTTCGCCTTGGGCTGCACCAAAACTAAGTGCGGCTTGCGATCAAAATGCACATCCTCCCAGCCGTATTGGCTACGTATATAGTTGAGGATCTGCTCGTTGGTATATTTGGGATCAATCGCCAACCACTCGTCGCCACCAATCACAATGATTTCTTTCTTCATTTCAAATACTCCGGTAAGTTAGCGAGGGTATTGTTCAACTTTTCGATGTCTTGCGGCCATTCCCAATCTTCCACCTCGGGCCTTTGTACGCTTCTTATGTAGTCAGCAAGGCGCTGTAGATCTAGGATGTTCGCTGCCCTCACCACCTCCAGCATCGCATCTGCGTCGGTCAATAGCAAATCTACATCAGCTGTAGCTTGTCGGGCTCCCTTTGATATAAACTTGCCTATATCGTTCCCAAATGCCGCTTCACACTCTTTGGCTCTATTTAAGCGTTTCCGCACATCTTCCCAACGATAGCTCATGGCACAACCTCTGGGTTCCTCTCTGCAAAATCTTCGAACCATTCTGCACCGGCCAGGCGGTAGTCGAGCTGAGCAAGTACACCCTCCTGAAATGCCAGCGACATGTCCCCATGATATTCGTGGAACCGGTGGATCTTGTCGGCTTCGCGCTGGGAGATCCTTCCGAGGCTCACCCAGCCATCGAGTCGCCTTCTTAAGTATGCGTTGGTCATTTGCCAATCGCCTTGTCAATGGCCCTCTTTGCAAGTTCTAACTCATAGACATCTAGCCGAACTTTCTTTGCGTCTACTGAATCCATGATAGTCTCAAGTGCCTCCAACAGCTCCGGCGCTGCCGCTATCAGGCGGGCATCAGCTTCCGGATCAGGTCTATCTCTCCAATGTCCCACAATTGCTACCGTTCGTTTAGGCGATGCCCATCCGTTGCTTGCCGATATGTAAGTGGAAGGCCGACGTTCACCACTTGCTAATAGTTCCTGCATTTCTTCTGTTGTCCAAGGTCCAGGTGTGTGCATCATGTTGCCTCCCACTTGCATGTGTTGACAGTCTAGCACGTTTGACAACGCGTGTCAACTAGTGTATGCTCTGAGCATGGAAAAGAACGAGCATATTCACATACGCGCAACCGGGCTCGATAAAGCCAGGCTCAATTCGCTTGATCTCAGGCTTCCAGGGATTACGCAGACCGACATCGTTCGAGCTGCATTGACGAGATTATTCAAGGAAACCGAGAGCATGACTGAGCCGGAACTTTACAAAGTGGTGAGCGACGCGATCCGAGTCCCAGTCAATGACGATTGAAGAAACCGTACTCACGATACTCGAAGGTCGTCGCGGTAGAGACTGGGCGATCAGCAGGGAATCCCTGCGCAAGTCTGTCGAGTACGAGCTGAAGCAGCAGGTCAAAGACCGTGCAATCAGAAAAGCAGTTGAAACGTTGCGGTCTGAAGGAGGTAGAGGTAGCTTGATCTGCTCCTCGTCTCGTACCCGAGGCTACTATATCGCCGAAAGCTACGAAGATGTGCTTGAGGTGTATCGCGAAGAACGAAGGCGCGCTATGACACTCCTGGTCAGGCTCCGCAAACAGAGGGACGCCGCTCGCCGGCATTTCGGCGGACAGCTTGAGCTACGCGCATGACCAAAAGCGCAGGCACCGAGAAGTGGCGGAACACTCCGCTTGGTCCGAAGAGCAAGATCAACTACTCCAACATGGAATCATGGCACCCTGACAACGCACTAAATGACGAGTACATCGCCGGCGGCGCGGCGGATGACCACGAAACGCCGCTGTGTTGGATCATCCACGAACCGGGAGTGATTTGTAAGAGACTGGAGGGACATAGGTGACTCTAACATCGATCGACTGGCTGGTGATTTTTCTGATAGCTCTATTGGCGAATTTTATGACGATGATCATATATCTGAGTTACATTAAGCGCGATTTGGACAACGGAAAATGGGATGAAGTAGGCGAAATGATTGAAGAATGGCTGATAGAAACAATCCGCAAAAGCACCTATTGAGTAGAATGACCTTGTGCCCCAATACAGAACTCCACGAAAGTACAGCGTCGATGCCAAACACGGAGAAATCCGAGACGCGCTCAGAGAGTGCGGCTATCCGGTGTTCGACTGCTCGATGTTCGGACGCGGCTTCCCCGACCTCTGCGTTGGAAACAAGATGGGCGGCTTTGTGTTGCTAGAAATCAAAAGTCCTGGTGAGAAGCTCAATGAGAACGAGTGGCGTTTCTTCCGGCTGTTCGAGAACTATCCCCGCTATGAGATCCAGACGTTCGAGGACGCGATAGGTATTCTTGAGGAGATGTTGGATGAGTGAGGACAAAATGAGCGATCCTTGGGCAGACATACGGGAGCTGGCAGAGCCAACCAAAGAAATAGGAATTGTGGCACATGACCGTATAGTCATGACAGGAGAAGACCTGCGAAATCTTCTAACTGATGCTGATGCGTTGTTGGAGGCGGTGCCTCGGCCTAGATATGGATATACAACGAACACACCGAGACCACACGAAGTAACTCTCCACTTCGATTCACACGAAGAAATGCTGGAGTGGTTGGAAGCCCTCGCCGCTCTACCGGAGAATTTGAGAGGCGGCGAGGATGAGTGACATACCTGAAACACACCCCATAAGAGCATTTGTTATCGAAACCGGGAGCCTCAAGGACGGGTTCCAGAAGGCGTGCGAGCACATTGCCGCGCTCGAAGCCGACAACGAAGCTCTCCGTAATAAACTCACGCGTCAACTATATATTGTCTGGGAGGGTGACGAAAGCGAAGGCCGTTGGCGTTGCCTGATGTGTGGTGACAAGCGCGAGGGCGAGGATGACACTGGCCCAGAGAGAATTCAACACATCTTCAATTGTGGCGAAGTCGGGTCAACGGTTTGGGCTTTTGACCGCATGGAAGCTCTTCGCAACCAAATTGAGCGTGCTATGGAAGCAATGGGCCTAACCTGGAGTGACCTCGAAGGATTCGGCGGAGCGGTCGAAGGTATCTGTGACACGATAGAAGCTCTCTGCAAGCGGGTGGAGGCATTGGAGCGCATTCAGAAAACGGCCAAGGCATTAGTGTTCTATGACTGGAAACCTCCGTTCGACCACGAATTAATTGTGGCATTGGCAGACTATGATGCTTTCGTCGCAGAGGAGCAAACCTCAGAAGAATTCGCTACAATGCACCGCGAGTTTGAAGAACAGGTTTGGGATGCGGGAGAGCAAGCATGACGAATGGCGGATTTGAATTCCCCTGGTATTTGCTAACCTATTTTGTTGGACTTGGTATTGGATATATGTGGGGAAGATCAAATCGCCTGGCTGAGATCGAGGCGCATCCCTACACGCGACTAGACTTACAGCACGACGAGGAGGAAGTCTATTTGGCACAAGATGTACGACTTCTCATCCGCGCCGTGCGGCAGTTGGGGGTGATTTACAAGAAGGCGGCGGCTCACGAGGACGCTACGCTAGACTGTAATTTTATGTTCTATCCAGATCCAGACCCCGAGGTAGTGGCGCTCTTGGAGGACGAATGACCTGGCTACCGATACGCTACCGTATCTGGTGGCTCCGCTTCAGGTGGCTTTGGCGACGCGCGCCCAGGATGGAGCCGTGATCGGATCTCGCCTTTGTAACGCCCCCTAACATGCCCAGCCGTGAGCAAGTCCAGGAAATGTACGACAACATGGGAACCTGGCGCAGGGTCGGTGTGGCACTGGGCGTCAATCCAGGCGTCGCTTGGAAATATGCCAAGACTGACTACGAGCCACAGCGGGAGGACTTGCGGGAGGCACTAGGACTTGAGCCCTTCTCAAGAGTGGACTACATTCGCCAGGTGCGAAATCCCAATGGAACTTTTGGTGTCAGTGAAGTAGAATAGCAAAGCCACAAATGGAAAGGAACCCACCGAACGTAAGCGAGCCATTCCCTCCAAGAAACCCAAGAGAGAAAAGCGAGCCAGTGAAGGTAAGGGAGAAGCCCCCGGTACGCCGACACGGGGGCTTCAAAGGGAGGAAGGAAATTGCTATCCGGTTAAGCTCACCCCACGATTGGTCCAGAACCTCAGCACGATCCCAACGACAGCGACGAGAACGCCCACAATCTCAGCCTCATCACCGCTCGGGGTCCAATCTGCGAACCCAAGCAGTCCTGCTACGCTGACCAGTGCGTAGAGCACGAAGAACCACAGAGTCTTACTTTCCCAAGGTTTCTTGTTCATTGTTATCTCCTATTGAATACAAATGCGCGGACGTAATCTTCGTTGTGGTATCACTATCCTGCATCCAAATTCCTGCTCCTCTTCCGGGATATTTGTATCCCATCTCCCATAACCCCGCTGATAGCCTAAAGATGCGAGCCACTCGTTGTCAGAAGCAAGCACGAAGAGCTCGGCCTTGAAGACAGGCATCCAGTACTCGAGTATCCTGTCCGCATAATTCAGTCCTCCCTTAGATCCGCAAGCATCGTTCCTGACCCCCTCTTCGCTGCAATTGTAGTGCGCGAGTCCTAATCTTACACCCCATTTCTGAGTAGAGAAGTCCAGCATACGCATTCCTACGTAGATGTTGTATGCCGGATTGAGAAGCTGTGTGCGTGTGCCGGTCCAATTCCTGGGGATCACCTGCATGAGTCCCACTGAACCCCATCCATCGCCAGCTTCGGCGTACGGATTTCCTTGTGACTCCTGGGCCATCACTGCCAGCACCAACGCTGGGTCTAGTTCGGGAAAGTCTGGATGCCATCGCTCGATCAGAGGCAGCCAGCGGACAGTATTCCAGATCAGCCAATTGGGTGGAGGTTCTTCGGGTGCTGGCAATTGTTGTAGTGCTGATGTTCCTCCTGAACCGATTACCAGCGACAGGATCAGGAGTAGGCGGGCTAGCAGCCCGCGAATTTCCTAGAAGATTCATCATTATCAAGCATGTTCACTCCAGATCATCCAATAAGTTGAGCGATCATCAAGCCGGCAATCAGCATCAATATAGGGAGCAGAGCCTTCTCTGTAATCCACTTGAATGTGATCGGCTGACCCTTGCTTGGATTGGGCACGGATGCCTTTCCGTTGATGAGTTTCCCCATCCGCCTTTCGATCTCGTCTGGCATACTGTTGAGCGTGGTCGCGTTTTTATCTATCTTGCCGTCAAGAGCGTCCACGTTACGATCGATAGTGTCGAGCTTCTGGTCAACGCCACCGCGCCATCGTTCCCATTCCGGCGGGACATGGCCTGCCGTGTTATTCATGCGAACTTGCATCCTTCGGATAACTCTTGACCCAGTCTTCAAGAGCCTGCACCCGATCTTCAAGATCAGAAGGCGGCTCAGGTGGAATTGGAGGTTCTGGTTCCGTGGCAGCACATTCCTTCTTTGCATCCAGCTTGGCGAAGAAGTCTTCACGCATCCCGTTCAGATCGACATTGCCCTCAATGCCGGGAATGACACCTTTCGATGTGTACTGCCAGATCCACCACTGGGGAATAGCGTCCTTCCACGCATCAGGGATGGCAGGATACTTGTCGGTGTCCGGGATCTGCCCGTCGTTCTTTCCGTAAGATGCAATCCACAGCAGGAACTCGTCGAAGCGATACCCTGAATAAGTGCTTCCTATGTTGGTGTCCCAGTAGCTTTGGTTCGTGTAGTACAGCTTCACCGGCGTAGGCCAGCGCTCATCCAGCTTCCGCATCATCCAGTAGGTACGTCGCTTGCGGATGTTCTCCTTCACCGTTCCCTTCAACTCGCAGTCCAGCACCAGCATGTCCGGCTTGCGTCCGTTGAGCGCCAGTTCCAGCCTGTCGAGCTGTGACTCGACCTCGTTGTCTGCAATCAGCACGTGATAAGCGCCTGTAACGAGGTGCTTCGCGCATACCGCGTCGAAGTAGTCCTCGAACTTTGGATCAGTATAATAATTTCCAATAGATGCACGCATGACGACAAAGCCGATGTCGTCTGGGAGCAGATCCCAGTCAACCACGTTGTTCCACCTAGAGAGATCGATACCGGACTTCATTTCTTACCCTACTTTCACCATAGAGAATTCGGGAGATACATTGGCAGCATATAACACGTTTAGAGCTGCGCCTGATGTTTGATGAACTTGTATTTCCACATAGTCACCAGCGGCAAGCTCGTATGTCGTTTGGATGTTGAGCCAAAGAACCTCGTTTGCGGCGAGGTAATATCTCTCTGCCGCCAAATTAGTTATTCCATTGAGTATGATAAAACCTTGTCGAAAACCCGTGTTCGCAGTTGCAGCCCACTCAATTTGTGCTTTGATGTCATATACGCCCGCGGTAGTAGCTGTTAATCGCCCAGTATTGCTTGATGTAGAATGCATGGTGTCAGTGTCAAATCGCTCGCTATCGAAGGTCAGTATTGTATCTGAGGCATTGTTGATGCTGATGTTTCCGCTGTTATAAACCCGCGCTCCGATCCCTCTGAGGTAGGCCACGTCTTTGCCTGCGTCCACTTTGAAGACATCTGTGACGGTGTCGCCTTCGATGCGGAAGTCGATGTCACGACCTTGTTCATTGAGGACACTTTCGGTTGAATCAACTCCACCACGGAGGGAAATTTCTGTAATTTCTGCATCATTTGGGCCAGCCTGGAGTCTAAGTTCCGTTTCCCCAGTATCGTAATTCACCATGACGACCATATCGCGCCCGTTGCCAGAAAAGAACATGGCACCATCTTCAGTATTACCAACAAGGTCATGACGAATTGCTATTCGTGATGCAGTGTTGTTTGTACCTAATGCGTCATCAACCCCTATTGTCATAATGCCATGTTGGCTATTCCGCAAACCCATATAACCTGTTACTTTTGCATCATTACGAGTGCGCAACAAGATGCCGCGTGACAAGTCTGTGGCAGCAAATCCGTTTGTATAAATGTCTAATGCACGCTGGAAGACGGCTCGTTTCGGAATGGTTATTGTTTGACCTGTGATAAAGCCGGCGGCTTCAGCTACGTCTGCCTCTAGACGTACCACCAAGTTCTTTAGCTCAATTATCTCCTGAGACGAAAGCTCGTCGGACGCCAATAAATCTGCAAGCCTACTCATACCAGATATCTAAAAAATACAGGAAGATCAGGAAAACTCAATACGATAATCAACGCAGTACCAAGTCCTACAGCTATCCCAAACAGGAAGACAAGTGTCCACCTCATCATGACCTTCCCACCTTTCGCAGCACAGCCTCGTTCGTCGCCGCCTGCGTGCTGGCCTCACTGCCCCATATAATTGCCGTTTCATTGATGTTGGGACCAAGCTCGAATTCTATCCTCTGCAAGCGCAGTTGATCCTTCCGAGTGATGCTGGCCGAATGGAAGTATTCGCCGAACACTTCTAATGGAGTGGGGAACGGAACCGTACTCGTCACGAGGAAGTCCAAGACAAAGCTCCCCTTAACCCCCGTGATTGAGAACACGCGGTATTGAAACTGGTATCGGTGTTTGAGACTGTCAAGAGCAATTGCGACTCTGGCTTCTTCCTGACTGGCGTTGCGGCCCTGAACCGTAGGCACACGCTATACCTCCAACACAGTCGCGCTTCCCATCAACACTTCTTCCTGACTTTCGGGATCGACGTCCACGGGATCAAGCTCCACAGAAACCAGCGAAACAGTCTTATCATCAAAGGGACTGTAAAGATTGCGGAACTGAAGCGGCTGTGCCGAACTTGCCCATGTTTCCAATTGGTTCTGCAATGTCTCAACTCTATCGGAACTCAACCTGCCTTGCAGGTCCTCGTCAAAGTCCTGCGCCCTGAAGCTGAAGGAAAGAGAATACTTCTGGTCGATCTTCCCGAACATCTCTGCCACCGCAGCCTTCATGCGCGGAGTCGCCGCATTGCTCCCGGTGTAGAAGCGGAACCGGAACCTTACGCGTCTCCCGGTAACGGCATTTGCTACTGAGTCTGCGACAAGGTCAATTTCCTCCACAGGAATAGTATCGAAAGTGCCGCTGATGTTGTTCCAGGTGGAAGTCTCGGTGTCGCCGTCCGTTTGATAGTCACACTCTATGATCTGCGTGCTACCGCTGTAGTTCTCGCCGAACACCTTGACGGACTTGAAAAACTTAGCTACCGACTGCATACCAGCATACATCCACGAGGTAATAAGATGTCCCTCGTGCGTGAACAGATAGTTGCTGTCTCGGAATGGGTCCAGTGTGTCGGACGGGAACGGAAGCCACAGCACATCTGTTCCCTGTGAGAACCAGAGACGATCTATGGTGCTACCCGGAATGACCTGAAAGTGCAGGTTGCGGATACGTTGCCCAGTTTGCGGAGCTCGGTAGAGTTCATGCCAATCCCGACTGCCACTGGTCACAAGGATAGACGAGTAGTTGGCCGTGCCTCCGTCTACGGCGGCGAAGAAAATCCCAGGATAGCCCACCAGGTCCACGATTGGCCCCTGGCGATTTGCAGGAAGCCCGAAGTCAAGCGAAGGCCCAACGTCATCAAGGTTATTACGGAAATAACGCTCAAGGGAGTGTAGAAGTGAGAAATAGAGGTAAACGCCGTGAACAAGATGCGCGCGTCCATTCTTGTCGCTCCTGACCGAGCCCATTTCTCGCAGTGGGATCTGGTCCGGGATGTCGTTCTGCACCGCCCACTGTGAGTCTTCTTTCAACACCCACAATACCTCGGGCGAACCGTACTTGTCCAGTCCGGTAATGCGGGTATTGGTGTTGCCCACGGTGATCGCTGTGCCGAGTGTGAGGTCCGTACCCCATGACTGCGCATTTGCCCGTGCCACGGTTCCTGCACCAACGTCAGCTACCCACACTTGCTGTCCGTCGACGGGATCTTCCACCAGCTCAAGGAATGTTCCCTTATTGGTACCATCATCTGCATACCGCGCAGTCCAGGTGCCCGCGTTGTTGTAGAAATTGGCGCGGCGAATGTTTGTGCTGTCCGCTTGTGCGAAGTAGATGACATCTTTGGAAACCTGAACGTCTGTCACTGGCTTGGTGAGACCGTGCCCGGTTATCTCGATCCACGTATCGTCAGCCACGATGACATATTCCGTGGTCGTATCGTGCGTGATGTTCCAAGCAGGTGAGACGGTGAGTGCAGTCCCGGTATTGGAGGAGATAACCCTCCAATCAACAATTTCCTCCGAGCCGGTGCCCGCCGTCAGGATAACGACCGCGTTAGCAAACTCATTCGTAGTCCACGACTTGGTGGCATCTACCAGCGTAGTCAAGGCACCAGTATTCGCATCTGCCGCACCTCGATCTCCGTTGATCCACAGTTGGGCAGCACTTCCATCAGTGGGCTTGCTGACCATGTACTGGCCCTGCTTGTACTCGAAGAAGATGTGCTCACGGTCATCGTCGGCATCTATCAGGCGGAAGTATAGTCCCACCGAAGCCGCACTCCACGAGCTGTTGTTTGAAGACTTCTCGGTCGTGCCCACGGTGCTGCTTGTCGCTAATTCCCAGTGATTCGCCGCCGAGTCCACCGAAGCGGCATAAATCTTCACCCAATATGTGGTCGATCCGGTGAGGGTGTTCGTGCCGGACCAGTCAAAGCTATACAGCACGCTCGCAGTGTCACTGCCGAATGTCGCCGGTGTGACCGTGACCGTCTCTCTCGCGGTATCGGGGTCTCCCGCACTGTTGTTGTTGAGTTCTACTACCAGATTGCCCGGTGTGCCCACTCTGCGCACCCATAGGTACACCCGATCCATTGCTCCGCCCTCTGCCGAGAAACTTCTCGCGAGGTAGCGATCCCCGGTAAGCAACGAGGTCCATGTAACGGACCCTGGCATAATGTAATCGTCTACCCGATAGCCTGTGGTGTATTGTTCTTGAGGACCCAGAATGACCTGACTGGACATCCAGGTATTCACCCTGTAGGAGTCAAAGAAGCGACTTCTATCTCTTTCGAAGTCTTCCTGACCTCTGCCGCCTGACCAATCGCTCTGTACTACAGGAATATACGGAGGTTCAAAGTCGGAGTAAGTGCCTTCACCTGTCGATCCCTTCAGGGAGGTGCGGTTCTGCGCCCTTCGTTGGATGGCCTTGGGTTCTTCGTTTCCCTCTCGATCTACGAGGATGAACCCTATCGTGGTCGTGCCATCAAAAAGCGTGACGTGGTGAGTTGGCGCAATACTCGTAGCTGTTGCTGTAGGCATCTAGCTCGTTATGAACGGCCCATAAGCAGCTCGCCGTTTACTTCCTCGGTTCTTACGGCCAGACAGAATAGGCTTGAAAGGTGTACCCGGGTCCCATATTGGCCACACCCTGCGTGCCCTTTCCAGATCCTTGAACGCATCGTCCAATCGTCTCGTCATGGCGGCACTACGTCCGCCCTTCCTGCGAATTCTGTCCACGTCCGCCAGGAAGAATGCTTCTGCTACAGCTCTGTTCAGAGGTACATAAGGGGAAAGCAAGTCGCTGTAAGCAGACAGCCTCGTGTGCGGCCCCATGTAGACCAGCTTGATAGTCTTTCCCGTCTCGGGTTGTATCCGGAATATGAGTGCATCGAGTTCGGCACGCCATGTTGTCCACTCGCGCCAGCCCTCGTTGTCGGTCGTGCTGACCTGCGAGAGATACACACGACGAAGCCCCTGTCTGGCTGCGGCAGGGATTGTGTACTCCTTCTGGTTGGCGGCGGTCGTGAGGGTTTCGTCCAGATTGGGAATGTCGCCCATTCTGACGAGTGCTCGGTTGATGACGCCTCGCATCTTGTCAACGGAGTACTTGGTTGACGCCAGAGCATATTCGTCGCCTGACGCGGGTGCAGAACTTAAGCCGTTGATGCCCGAACTGGCGAACGTCAGCGTTCCCGATGAGGCGGTGTAAGCAGTGACTTCGGCAAACTCTCCCTCTGGTATTGCTCCACTTGCCGCCACCACAAAGACCGTGCCCTGGTTCCAGTCGTTGTCCGATCCACCAATGCCGGAGTCTACGAGCGTCGTTGCACTGCCTCCGGTGGCGACACCGTACTTCAGGCCACCAAGCTCGTCATGGACACGCATTAAGATGTCGAACAGGTTCGGAGCTGCGAGAGACATTTACTTCCTCTCCATTTCTATATATGAGTCCATTTCTTTCCCCGCGAAATCAAGCTTATGGTGGACCGAGTTACTCCAAAGAAATCCCCAATTACCCGCTGATATATCCCCATATTCAGCATTTCTCTTATCCACATTACCTTCCCATTGGTCAACTTAGATTCGGGATGGGCCTCTCCTTTACAGTAGTGATGGCGTCCCTTATTCTTCATATCGGCCATGTTATCGGCATGGGTTCCCAGAAATAGGTGGCTAGGATTTACGCACCCGGGGTTGTCGCAGTGGTGTAAAACATATATTCCTTCAGGGATAGATCCGTAGCTTAATGAAAAGCATACGCGGTGCGCTTTCTCTGTTTTGCCGCTAATCCCGAAGTATCCATATCCTCGCGGACTCTTATAAGCCAACCACTCCCAGCATTCATCTGGCCCGCGCTTTTCAACCTTCTGCCAGAATCGCTCTCGGAGCGTGAGTTCGCTGTACTGGTTTTGCCCTACAAATTTGCTCATTCTGTCATTGGGCCCAAGCCATCATCTAGGCCTCCCCTTTCCTTCGAGGCATCTCTCCACTGATCGCGCCAACGTCCACCCCAAATGACAGTCAGACCAGCAGCCGGTTTCCTCTGCATCGGGTTGCCGCAGATGATGCACTTCTGCGGCGAGTCTCGCTCGCTCATCGGCAGCACGATGTCTGCGTTATGCCCGTTGCGACAAGAGAATGGATAAGAAGGCACTGAATACTCCTAAGAACATAGAAATCAGAAGCGGCGGTCTGCCGGATATGACTACAAAAGATCGCAGGACTACGACGGCTTCGGTCTTGGCCGAGAATGACCTTACCTGACCTGGCAATGCTAGTGCGGTTAGCTGAGTTTGCTGTGCCATCAGACAATCACAAATGTATCCGCCGCGCTAGGTGCTTCCGTCACCGCGGTATACGTGAGCCTACCAGTAGACCCCAGGTAAGCCGTGATGTCGGAAGCCTGCCCGAGCAACACACCGGAAGTCCAGATGACAATCCGCCCGTTGTAGTGTTCATTGGTCGCTTCCGTCAGGTTGGTCGTCATCTGTGTTGTAGAGAGTGTCCCCGCCTCTGCGGCGCCGATGATGATTATCTCGGCAGAAGCCTCCAGGTTGTCGGCTGCGGCGGTACTCGTAGAAATTGCGCCTACATCAGCATCCATACGTCCACTGACAAGCGCAGCAGGAATTCTCCCGTCAAGCGTCGTGCCTGTATCAACTAGGATGGCGGCGGTGTCTACCTTGACTGCCGCGATATCTGCGCTCATGTCGGTTCCAGCAGGAGCTCCTAATTTCGGCTGCATATCTGCGGTGTCGGTGAGGATCGCTGCCGTATCCGTCTTCACGGCGGCAACATCAGTGGGCAGGTTCGCGGCATCTAGTTCAGCAAGCCGCGCCTCGGTGGCTACGATTGCTAAGGCCGCGCTGTCGGTTCCCACCATGTCCGTATTCGTTGTGGTCGTATCCACCAGAACGACGCCTTGCACCTTATTGGTCGCAGGATCGTAGCCCGCGTCCGCGAAGTCCTTGAGATCAGTAGCGGATTGCGCTACGCCTCCTATGTGCGTCAGATCAACCTCGGGAACGCCTGCTACCGTCGGAGTCGCGGCGGCTGTTCCGAGCCATTGTGTAACGTTCACTCCCTGGGTGGCGGTGTTCAGATCGAAAGCGTGTTGTGCAGAAGCATTGCCATAAGTCTCGATGACCAGCGAGGTGTCTAACCATGCCTTCGTTGCGGTCTGGTCAATCACATAGATCACAACGCGGGCTGCTGTCAGTTCCGCACTGCTCAACGCGAGCGAATAACCACTACCTTCGTCAACGAAGGCATTAGCCGTGTTGGCTTCTACGCCTTCGTCTTTCATGATCTTGGTATCACCCGCGGCATGAACCGCATTAATTCGGAAGTCCACGCCATCCACTTCAAAAAGCTCAAAGTCAATGGTGGCTGCTGCGCCATACTTTCTCAGATAGTGTTGTGCCATCTACTCATCCATTGGATTACGTAAGCAAGGATCGCAAAATTTGCAAACCACGCATTCGCTCTGCGACGTCTCAGTATTTCGATACCGGCTGCCGGTGCTGCGGTTGTCGATGTCGCTCCCGGCGAGAAGTACCTATATGCGCTGCTCATGCGTCGGGATCTCCTGGCTCTGGATCTATGATGATGCTCTCTGATTGATTGCGCCATCTTGCTTTCCCCAGCCAGACAATTATTACGTCGGCCAGAAGCTGCTTCTTGGCCGGGGCAAGACCTTGCCATACCTGCTTGAACTTATCGAAGCGCGGGTGTGTTTTGATGTCGTCCAGCCTGTCCGCAAATACCTTCGGCGGACGCACAACCCAGTCCCGTGTCGTCTCATCCCACATGTTCGCGCCCTGGTCCGGTCTATCAGGCAGTTCTAAGAAGGCTTCATCTGGAGGCAGCGGGTCTTTCCAAACACTACCTACGGAGACAAGTCTTCCGTTGGCGGTCTTATAGATACTGCGCCACATCACGCATTCCCATATTCATAGATTGCCCAGTCATAAGCGCGACCCGTTCCCGCGGTCTGCTTCAGCGTGAACGCAATCGAGTACACCGAAGGAATAGGTGGCGAGATAACCACATTCGCGTCGACGCCCTGTTCGTGTGCATAGGTGGCGAAGAATACCGTTCTTGCGGTGCTTCCGGTCAGCACCTTCATGTCGATGCGCAGCTCCAATTCGTCGCCATCCACCATTGCATTGACATCTACCAGAAGCTGGAATGCACCCGCGGCAGTAATCGTCGCCAGGACGTGTTCCGTCGAAATTACTGCCGTCTGAGTTCCCGATGTGTTTTCAGAAATTGCCATAATCGCTCCTAGTCAAGTCCGTATATCGCTACATCAAAAAGACGATCAGTTGCATCAATAGTGTCAGATTGAGCGCGTACCGCTATTCGCGAACCAGAAGGAATGTTTACAGGAAAAGGTCCCAGCAAAGGGGGATTAATGGTGTCGTGTACTCCATTAGTCATTACAAACAGATTAGATATAACAACCTGCTCACTGGCAGCTGCCCCGACAGCAACATCAATCAACCATCCAGCAGTAGTGAGCTGTCCATTAGACCCAGAGGGACTAACTGCCACTATCATATTTTTAATTGGATTGCTGATTGCTCCATCTATTTGTACATAAGCCCCCTTAGTATTTGCGCTGGCCCCAGGATCTATTTCTGTCCCCCCGCTGTCTGCGGTATTAGCTCCATATGTCGTACATCGACCAAGTGCAGAACTCGAAGTCAGCGTATTCCCCATCAGTTGTATGGCTATGTTGATTACGTCGGAGACTGAACTGGATTGTGCTCTAGCAGAAATGCGACTTCCAAGAGCAACATGGATCGGGATATTTGCTCCCGCGCCAGCATTATGCTTGACGGGAAGCATCAAATTAGAGACTATATCCTGTTCACTGGCAGCTGCCCCGACAGCAATATCGACCAAGCAATTAGCGGCGTTATTGCCAGATGTTAATATTACCCATATTCCTTGAGCATCAATGCCGCTTGCAGCTGTCAGTTGCACATAAGAACCTTTTGTGTTGATGGTTCCTGAAGCAGTAACATCGGTCCCTCTGGAGTCCGCTGTGTCTGGCCCCACGCTTTCAAATCTGTTTGCTCCACCAAGTAGCGAAAAGTCAGGCATCGGTCACTCGATAGCCATCCACAGAAGATCGTCGCCAGCGTTATCGCATATCATGTAGATCAAGTTCACGTTCCTTATTGGAATCCACGGTGTCTGACCACCAGCTTGCAGCTCATAGCCGGCAGTCGCAGTGGTCGTGCCTGCGGCCTTCGTGACACCTGAGCCACCAATGTACACATTACCCGCATTGCTTTTGGCCGCTATGAACATCACCATGCGGCAGGTGCGATCGGGCAACTGTACCGCAGTTACCGAACCGGCACGCTCGCCGGTGTAGACATTGCCATAAACGATATTTTGGACTTCTGTCATTCCTTGGCCTCGTCGTTAGATGCCACCGGGGCATAGCTTATCCAGCGCTTGAACCGGCCATACCATCGAAGCCAGGAGCGCGGCACATCTTCGTTAGGCAACCTTCCATTTGATATCCTCATCTCGTTCAGGATCTCCGCCAATAGCTCAAGGTCAACTCCCGAATTGCTCCGCGCAATACCCGCTCGGAGTTCGTGGGCCCTGGTCTGTGCGCGCTCGATCAGGTCGTCCATTTAGCTAACCCAAAACGTAATGATTGCACCTGTAATAGTAACGTCTGCGTAGATGCCAGTATTGGGAAAGCTAATGCCGCCCAAGTTGGTGTAGTCAAAAAACGTTTGCCCTCCCTCTGCCTCTCCTCCCAGCTCAGTGACGTTGGTGCCGGTTGAATCCCCTGCGTCCGTCAACTCAATCCGCCAGTCGGCGTGTGCTGCATACACCTGAATTGCCCAAAGGATGGTAGGCGTAGCCGAGACAACCGCGTCTCCCGAGATTACTACTTTTCGGTATTGCATTACTTTTGGTGACATTTCTTATTCCTTTCTAGGCCACAGCCACGCCGGCATGGGCACAAGCCAAATCCCAATCTATGAATAAGTCAAATCCAGCCTCACGAACTTTGCGGCAGAGAAGAAGATCCTCGCCGCCCTCATTTAAGTCATAAGGGCTTTTACCAATAGCCTCAGCTACGCTTCTGTGCATCATCCAACAGCCTGCTCCTGCGGCATCCACTTTCTCCAATCCCTTTCCAATCTCATTGTTTCCATACTGGCGATATTGCATGACGCCTCGGTCATCAGGTTCGTCGTCGTGATAAACAACAGGCAGATAGGGATCATCCTTAAAGCGATACCAGCCACCAACTATACGCACATCTTTGCGACGTTGCATGTGTCCAAGTAGCTTCTCGATAACTCCTGGAGGAGGAATTACGTCGGAATCGTTCATATATAGAAACTCGTCTTTGCTGTCCTCCAGATACATGTCGTGTATCTTATTGCGGGCTTCCGGCAAATAGGTGCTACCACTGAAGATTCTATCGTCCCAAGGCATCATAGGCACACTCGCCATCATGTGCTTTGCCCATTTCGAGAAACACATTTCATCCCAAGGAATACCCCACGCAATCGGTGTCACCCGCACCATCGCTACTTCTTCGCGATCCTCTGCGATGTGCGTCTCTGGTAGCTCGCCCTTCTCTTTCATCTCCTGGATCATCTCGGCGATCTTCTGTTTGCCGAGCGGCGAACTCGCAGGAACGGTGTCGGGTCCACCGTTGGGGGAGATTTCCCGTTTCGTCTTGCGTCTAGTTCTTGGCATCTAGGGAATTATAAAGCACGCCCATGTAGGTACCGCAAGGCGGCACGAACACGGGCGTGCATTCCCTTCGCTTTGGTGGGCATCCGGCCTAGAGAATATCCGGCACCACGATGATGGCGGTGGCTACGTAGCCCTCACCATTCGTTGTTTGAGTTCCACACACATACGTAGAACTCAGGACATCTCCCTCGTCCATCGTCCGATCAGCCAGGGTAGTAGTCAACGTGAGCTTCGTGCCTTTGTTGACCGTGGCAGGGACAGCCGTCGGGTCAATGGTGGTAGTCGAAAGGATATTGCCTGCGGCAGTGGCACTTGAATCGTAGTTATCAAATGCAATTGTGCTGGTACCGCCCGCGGCTAACAGCATTCCCGACAGCCACATTTCCTTGATCCAACAGCCATTGACCGGAGCTACGAAAGCCGCAACCTTATAGGTCACGCCATCCACGGTCAGCGGAGGCTGAATCGGCCAGGATACAACCTGCTGAACGCCAGTAGGACCCTGGTATCCGCTGCCCTCTCTGATCCCCGGCAGCACATCACCAAGGGAGGTAACAAGGTCACTGCTAAGATTAGCCATGTTTCCTCCTTATGCGCTAGTGCTGAAGCCGGTGACGGCAGACTGCCAGGTCTCGTTGGCAACCACAAGCGAGTACTCGCCAACCACCTGTCCAAAGGCCGCAGTGTCGCCCTTCTTGCCCAGCGAGTCCCACGTGAACGGGTCGATGGTCACAGGCCCCACAAAGCGTTTGTCCAGAATGTACAGGCTGTCGGTCGGGCAATCTCGATCAAGCACGACTGCGATCTCCCTACCGTCTACAGAACCCTCGATGTAGTCGATAGTCATTCCGCCTGTTCGCTCGGAGCGTTCGGTGCGGATAGAGCCGGAGTAGAACGAGCCGATCTTGCGCTTGCCCCAGGAGTTGCAGAGGATCAGATCGGGCGCGCCACCTGCATCCCAACAATCCTGTAGCTCGTCCTGGATATTGGCCTCCGTGAGTGCCGGAGTACCAGACAGAGCATTGATGTTGGTGGTGATGTACGTCCCTAATCCACCCATTGACGAGGCTACTGTCGCGCTGCCTGCCGCTCGCTGACCGTGATACAGGGTCAGGTTCAGGAGCTTCGGTAGTTCCTGCATAGCCTTATCAATCTCCCACTGCACGAGATTTCCAATCCCGTAGCGTGCCAGGTTGGCCGCACTTCGAGAAATGTCGATCTCTTTGTGGAAAATCTGAGTCGCATTGGTTGCAGAAGTCGGCTCGGTGTATGCCGAGTTGGAGGTATCCGTACCCTCGATCCGAGCCCGAGACACAATGGTTACAACGGCGTTGTTGCCGTGGGTCGCCTGTGTGCCTCCGTAGTCACGCGAAACGGTCAGGCTGTTGGAGCTGATCGCAGTCACGAACATATATTCGGAATCGACCAGCACGATGTCGCCAATCTGGAACAGCGCCCCGTTGTCTACGATCATCGTAGTAAGCGTGGAGTCTGAGGTCATGTTCGTGGTGTTGATGGCGTCGACACGATCTGCACGCGTGTCTTGCAGCCACTCGTAGGGCTGATTGGGTCCGCCAGGACCGTTGGCGAAGTTGAACGTACTCTCGTTATTGAGCCCGAGAGCACTGATCGCCGCGATCTCCATGTTGTCGGTGAAAATGATTCTGTCCGTAACCACACGTTTCTGTGGAACGGTTGCCGAGTAAGTCGGCTGTTGCCCGGTAGGCATGATGTTGTCCTTAAGTTGTTAGGGGAACTGGGTTATGCGGGGGGTGCCCAATCGGAAATAGACAGTGGTGCTTTGCCCTTCGGGCTGATGTCCAGATCCTCGTCCTTCACGCCAAGCTCTCTATACTTATCTTGTAGCCGGCGTAAGCTTTCGATATTGCGCCTTTGCCCCTGTATAAGTTTGCCCTCTGCATCTTTTGGATGAATGAGAGCATCCAGTTCCGTGCGGTAGTTCTTGACCAGATCCGTTTCCGCGATCTGCCCTTGCGGCGCAACGACCCCGGCAGGTGTTCCAGCCGTGCGAGCTGCAATGGATACTGCCAAGTCGTTGAAACCTTGGCCTACCTCGAACCACCGCTTTCCGCGGGTCTTTTCGAGATATTCCTTCAGCTCGGGCTCTTGGCCGCTTACGCCAGTCGTTTCCAGAATGGACTGGATCTCCGCCTCAAAAGCTGGGGGCACGCTGGCGGGCGTGGGAGGTTCCGGCTGTGGTGGGCTCGGCTCCTCCAGCTCAGCCTTCGGCGAAGAGGGCTCAGACATGAGAGAGTCTACAAACGCTTGTCGTTTGATGTTCTGCACATCTAAATCATCAGGCAGGTGTGGCTTTAGTAACGCAGCCACCTCATCAAACGTGGAGAGTTTGTCTCCAATCTCGCTGGAAACACTGTGCTGAATAACAGCTTTTTGTGATTCTTTCATGCGGTCCACAATTTGTTCTTCTAGTGCCTTGAGTCCCGCTTGAAAATCCTCGCTCGAAACGAAGTTCCCCGTTTGCGGTACTTCCCGTGGGGCCTCACTTGCCGGTGCGACCTCTTCCACAGGCAGTACCTCATCTGGCGCTTCAGCCATTATTCACCTAGATTTCTAAGGTTCGAAAATCATCTTATCATAAAAACAGCTACGGTCAACCGTGTTATGGCTGACCGTAGCTATTCGCTCTGGGGGGGTGGGTTTCTAGGGGGGAATGGCTCGCTCTACACTTATGGATTTCTTGGAGGTTAGGCGTGCTGATTATACCTTACAGCCCGCGCTCCATGTAATCGCGGTCAATCTGCCCAGAATTCTTGCGGTAGAGTTCAGCAAACTTCGCGCAGACCTCGTCCACAAAACGCACGTTGTCCTGCACGACGCCCATTCCGTCGCCAAGCTGCATCACGGTAGTACGAATAGGATTGCCCCGTCCCAGCCGGCCAGCAATCCTGCCCGCTTCGAGAGAACGATCCTGGTCCTTCATGGCAGAGCCAAACGCCATACGCATTCCTACGTAGAAGGTCTTGATCCCCTTGTCGTGCTCCTTCACCAGTGCTTCCAAGCGCGCCTCGTCCGCCTCTCGTTGCGCAAGTCTCTCCTCAGCCTGCTCCGCCAGGGCCGCCGTGTCGATAGACGCGCCGTTGCGTTTCTCCATCCGTTCGCGCACGATCTCTGCGGCAGTCCGCTTGATCTCTTCGTCTGCGATAGCCTGCAAAGTCTCCATCTCTTCGGTTCGTGCGATACGCGCATCTTCCTTGGCGCGCTCTCGAGCAGCGATCCGATCTGCTTCGGTTTCTCTTGCGACGGAAAATGTCGTCTTCTGCGCCATCAAGTTATTCCTTTCAGCTTAGCGTCCTCGGCAAATGTCTTCCAGCCACGTGATGTCATAACCATCCCGGTATGACAGCGATGGCAGGTGATGACAGCGCCAATCCTATCATCTCTAGGGTACAGCGCATATTCGCATGGTTCTTTCCTGCCGCGCTCTCTGATCGTTCCGCGGCACACGACCATCCCCTCCTCGCGCTTGCGCTCCTTGCGTTTCTGAGCCTTCTTCTCAAGGAACCGAGATCGAGTCGGAGAGTGCATTTACGGTGTCTCAACAATATCATCAAACCAAGGACGCAACCTTTGCGGAATCGTCCGATAATCTCCATCGCTTAGACGGACAATCTCGGCAAAGAGCTCTGCTGGAATTTCTTCAATATGCCCCTGTTCTACACCCCAGTATTGAAGCCACCACAATGAGTCTTCTTCTGATTCCCAAGCCGGTGGCGGTTCCGAAAGACCCTTAAGCTTCCTAGGAATATCATTGCTCGCGGTCTTGCGAAGAGCACTTTGAAATCTATTCCAAGTGCCTTCCCATTTCTCCACGTCTCCATCCATCAAGAACTCCACCGAGGCCACATGCGCAAGCTCGTGCTTAAGTAACCCACTAAAATTTGTGTCTCCGGGTACACGCCCGAGATACAGAGTTTGAATTTCTTCTGCAACTCCGGCTGCTCCTCCACCTTGTATTGATGGATCTACTAAAGCAGGTACCTTCGCAAGCAAGTTTCTGAATTCATCCGTATAATTAGTTCCATAGAATTGCGTGCTAAGTATAGAGCGCTCACTGACTGGAATACCTCCTCCAAATCCCGCCCGCTTTTGTTCGGGAGTCAGAGTAATTGAAGCAAAGCCAGCTAGAGGACCTCCAAATCCTTCCGGCGGTACTGGAACACCAAATTCCGCGGACTGCAAGCCTTGTGCTGTTGGCTTTCCAACAACTCGCTCTAGCAAGTTTACTGAGTCATCTTCTTGCAGACCAGCAGCTATTCCAGCATCAACAATTCTTCCCAATAGATCGCGTGTATAAAATCCCTGAGCACGTAATTGAGCTTTAGCTTCGGCTATTAGTGGAACAAATGTCGGAGGCACCGCCATCTTGTCTTCCACAGGTGATCCTTCCGCCTCCTCGTAGGCTCCTTGCAGCCGCGTCATCAACTCGTCGAAGCTGATGCCCAGACCCGTAGCAACGTCTACCAGTTCCTCTTCTTCGTCGGAGGTCAGCGAGTCTCCGTAGCGCAGATTGTCTCTGGCGAGACGCCACATTGGGAGGGAGAGAATAGGTTGCCACTCCATCCAGGTCGGAGAGACCGTCTGTGCTTGTGCCTGCGCGCCGGTCTCTGCAAAGCGTCCCTCTTGAACTAACGTTAACTGTCTCAGCGCTTCCGACTCCCAAGCAACACGAGCTGCAAGTGCAGAGTTATGCATCAGCATTTTCTGAGCAACGGAGAGTTTCTTGTCCAGCCGTTGATAATAGAGATCAGCATCGGCGCGAGTTCCAGGCCACAGATTGTCAGCCTGCTCCCGAACAAAGTCCCTTACGTCCTCGGGTGCATCGTCCTGTTGCTGTCCCGTGGCATATGTAAGCACCTGTGCATTAATCCAATCTTGACTTGTGGGTTCTGGCGGACCATCGGGAATGTCTCCCATTTCTTTATCCCTAAAGATAGGACCAGCGGCCTCGGGCAAGAGACTGCCGATACGATTTACCTTGGCTTCTATGTCAAGCAAGGTCTGATCCCGCATATTTACATAGCCTTCCATCTGTGGATGATCTTTCCAATACTGACGAGCCGCCTTAGCCTCACCCATGTCCTTTAGCTCGTTATAGACTGTGAAGTGATCCCACAAGTCTTCGCCAAAAATATCCCCTGCGGCATCATACATCTGACGCTTATAGAACTTCCGAATGCGCTCTTCGCTGGTGTAATAAGCCCCCAACAACGGCGTAGACATAATCATGCGTTGTTGCCAATCTTGCGCCTGCTGGATGCTGGGATCGCGAGCCATCATGGCATCTGCCGCGCCTCGATTCTCAGGATCGAAGACTGCCCACCAAGCATCTACTCGCTCCCAGATATCCTCACCAAAGAGTTCCTCGCCTTGCCTTATCATTTCGTAACGCAGAGCCTTAGCAGTTTCCCACTCTGCCTTTGTTGCATTATCGGGCACATCAAGAATGGCAGCCATCTCCAGAATAGCACCGAGAAACTGAAGACGATCAGCCTCCGCCATCTCCTCAAGGTTTCCATTGCTCTCATGGAAGAGATCAAGGACCTCTTTGTTTATGCCCACCAAGTCAGCAATGTCATCTGTCATGGCAGGGGGAATTCTGTCCAGCACGCTCCATGCCAGTGCCTCATCTCGATCCAGTCCTGATTTCTTTGACAACAGAAGCACGTCCATGAAAGGATAGCGTCGCTCCAGCTCGTTCCATGCCTGCCGATACTCTTCAGGCTCAAGGTCTTCCTTCGTGCGCATCAACCCGATCATCTCGGAATAGAACTGGTCTATTTGTGCGTCAGACTCGGTGCGCATTTTGAAACCACTTCCCAAGAAGAACGGAGCCAAAATGAGTGGAAGATTAGGTGCGCGCTGATTGATTGCTCTTGCGCGCATCTCATCCCAAATAGGACCTTCCTGAGTACGAGCGGCATCAATGAGTTCCGCCTGTGAGTACTGGCCCTCTGTCTGCGCGGCACCAAACTGCCTGCCGATACGGCCTCGCTCCCACGGTCCTATTCCCCCTCCAAATAGCTGAGTGAAAGGATCTATTTCTATCCCCAATCCTTTGGGATCTATCAATGCAGTCAAGTCTCGGATGGTGCCTGTTGGACTCCACAGCCTACCCGCCCATCTGGAGGCCGCTTCTTCTTCTCCATCAATGGAGTATTTGAGTGCAAGCGCCACATTGTATGGCATCCAAACACTGGGGCCAAACTTATTGATGTCCTCTACTGTGGCCGACCAGTTATCCAGTCTCCGCTTCGGATCTGTGAAGTCCACGCCCGTCAAGCCTTGAATGGGATTGAGACTGCGTTCCAGGTTGAACCAAAGCGGACTATCGGTTTCGATACCCAGAAGATCCGTCACGTTGATATTGCGCCTCCACCAGGCAGGAAGTCCAGCATGCTTCTTTTCCAGTGCGTTGCGATAGTGAGAATAAGCAGCAACCATACCGGGGTGCTGTATCATGCGCAGCATCCATTTTGCATAGGTGCGAGAGTACCAGAATTGATAGGGCCAGATATAACCAGCAACTAAGTCTGCGCCAAACCGCTTGGGGTAGTTATGCAGAATGAAGTCTCGCGTCTCGTTGGCGATACCGATAGCCTGGGCGCGTGCTTCTGTCTTTCGTCCTCTTTGACCGAATAAATACTTCGAGATTTCCTGTTCCGTGTCCGGGTCCAGCGCGCCCATGCGTCCTGTCTGTCCCCAGTTATCACGAAGTCCTTGCTTTAGCCGTTCGGCAGCATCTACAGCCGCAGGTTGCGTTTCATGGAACACACGATATGGGGTAGGAGCGGCGTCATCCATAGAGCCGACGACGGGCATATCTTCTGTTGCTTGTGGTCTTGGTGTACCCTCGGGATTCCATGTGGTGTCTATCTGAGACAAGAAGCCTTCCCGAGGGTCCTCACCAGTAGTTCCTCTACGAGCGTTCTCGGCTACTGCTGCTTCCTTAGCTCGATCCCATTCTTCAGGAGTTACCCATGCAGTTTCCATGTCCCCCGTGGGACCTCCAGCGCGACCCGTGCCCGCTCTACCCCGGCTCTGCTCTATGCTTGTCGTCGCCCAGTTGCCGGGTGGCTGACCTCGTTCAGTAACGCGATAAATTTGAATAGAGTCTTCGGGAACTCCGGACACATTCTTGATAACCATCGTGCCATCAGCGGCTAATTCAGCGCGGTCCATCATTCGGGAGCGAATGAGCTGTGCTTCAGCCGCATTGACTGCTGGGGTATGGAAGTCTTCTATTCCAGCCGCGCCTGCAAGTCTCCTCGCCACCTCTCGATAGCGATCTAAGTTCTGATCTCTAAGTTGTGTCCAACGCGCATCCTGTATCTTGTAATAGGAACTTGTCTCATGTTGCCAAAGTGCATCACGAAGTTGCTGTGCCTTCAGTCCACTTGGCGGAGGGCCAAGACCGGGAAGCCCAAACTGTTTGGCAATTGCATCGCGCTCCATCCACTTACGAATTAGCCAGCTGTCTCCAGCCTTACGTCCTTTTGATCCATCCGATAGTGTCCAAGTTTCCACCGTGAATGCTCTGGAGGAATCCATAGTGGCATCAGAGGCAATGCGGATTTCCTGCTGAAGTGGACCCGTAACACCATCAAGCTGGGCCATCGCCATCTTGATCTTCTGCTCATCCGTCATTCCTATACGAGCACCCTCAATGAGAGAACTGCGCATAATCTCTTCTGTCGCCATGCGCTGAAGACCCGCTGGCCCAAATAGAGCCTCTTCATACAGACGGTCGAATTCGTTGACTTCTTTCCGCCGCCGCATATGGGCATCAGTGGCCCGAACATTCTCGTATTCTTTGGGAATATGAGACTCCCGCGAAATGCTTTCTCCGGCAACATCCTCCATATTAAAAGCAGGTGCTTCTCCGCCAGCGACCGTCCCTACTCGGCTCCGCTCCTCCATAATCTCATCTATGGTCCTGAGCACATCGTCCAGATCGTCGTTCTCTCTTACGGCTAGAAGCGCGGCATCATACATCCGCAACTCGCGCAGTTCTTCTATTTCGTCATCGCTCAAGAAGGCAAGGTTGCGTGAAACGTCATAACCGTCCTGAGAACGTAGTGCATCAAAAGCCTTATCACCATCAAAATAATTCTCTCGCATGGCCGCCGCAACCAGGTTTCTCTGGTCATCAGATAGCATCGAAAGTTCCTTGTTCAAGATGCGTCTCTCGGCCTTCATGTAACTCTTCATGCTGCGCTGAACAGATTTATTGACAACATGAACAGCATTGGCCGCCTCGTCCTCTGCGGCACCGCGCAAACCAGCGGTTGTTACTCTGTTCAGCCAATCCTCTTTTGCCTCAAAAAGTTCGCCGCCTCGGAATGATTTAGCAGGACCCAGCCCGCGGACAGCACCCTCAGGAAGCACGCCTCCCAAGTTTCTGGCTATCTCATCCATGCTTGCTTGGGGACTCCAACCGGATTGGAAACCAGGGAATCCCTTGAGCAGACCTTTAATTGCAGGCTCAGGACCAACATCTATTAGCGTTGGCATGAAGTTTCCCCAGCGGTTGTTGGCCCTGTATCGCCAACTATTAGGGAATACACCCATGAATAGACGTGCCTGAAATTCCCCCATTGGCCTATAGATAGGCTGAAGGAAATCATCGGCCTTAGCAAGACTCTTATAGAATGCTCCGGGGTCTTGATTGGCAAGAGGATTTCGTTCTAAGAAGCGTGCGGCCTCTGCTTCATCTGCCTTGAGCAAATTCCCATACTCTTCATTCAGCTTCACCTGATCCTGAATAGTCGGGAAGTCTTTTGCTAGCGCATCGTTCAGCTTTCGATCCAGAAGAACAGCAAGTTTCTCGGGGTTATCCCCACCATCTTCCAGAATTTTCAGAATCACACCGGGATTGAATTCCCCTGCATCGTCCAGCAACAGGTTCCGTAGCAAAATAGCCGTTTCGTTCGCGGATGGAGAAAATAGAATACCAGGAGTGAGTGCGCCCTTGCTGTCGGCAATCGCCTGACTGAGGATAGTCAAACCCTCCACTCGCCTAGCGTCGTCGGTGTCTGCCGCCAGCGTAAGACCTCGCCACACAGAATTCGCTAGATCGGGGTCATTACCAGAGACTGCGATGATAGTAGACATGAAGTTATTTGCGCGCTGTCCATAGGTGGCCCGTTTTCCACCAGCTGTAGCACGAAAGAACCCACGCCGCCCCGCTACCTCAACACGCCCCTCACGAGTGGCATCATACATTCCACCCAAAGCATTAATCACTGCACGACTGGCCGATGATTTGCCTGTTTCCCCGACAGCAGCAAAGGCATCGAGGGCTTTTTCTAATTCAGGAGAAGCAATGGTTGTCAGTTCTTTGCGAAAGCGATTAGCGCGAAGAGTATTCCGCACTATTGAGCCAATCTGAAAAATATCAAAAATGTTTGCGGGATCATAGATAATACGTCCAACCATCTCTGCGCCGGGGTTTTCGAGTTCTAGGGCGAGAAGCCGAGGGTCTTCGCCTCCTCGTAGCCTGCGGATGTATTCCTCCCCCGCGGCTGGATCAAACCATGCGGTGTAAGCCATGCGCGCCGCATCGCGATTGCGATCCACGATTTCTCCAAGCTCTCCCGGTTTTATATATTCTCTGCCTTCAAGAAATCCTTGAGCCCGCAATTTCCATACCATCACAATGGGAGCCAATATCCCAAATCCCCCAAGAGGACGAAACTTCTCCTTCCAAGCTACTCCCTCTTCTGTAAGAATTCCACTCTCGGCGCCCCGTCGCAGGAGTTCATCCGCTGCCAAAGCTTGAGGACCGATCACCTTGGTTTCGACTACTTTGGCCGACTCTTCAAATGCACCAGCGACTAAATCGAAGCCGGCCCCAATAAACTGCGTAGTCTTGCCAAAGATCGTCTCGTTGTCTTCGGCAGTTGCCCATATATCTTTGATGTATTGAATGCCGTGCGAAAGAACTGTTCCCGCAACACCAAGAAATTCCTTCCCTACATCCTCTTCGGCAACATCCCTAGAAAGACGCTCATTGAGATCATCGCGTAATGAAGTAGCAGTAGGTCCATATGCTCCAATATCTCGTGGCTTAATCTCTCCACGCGGCTTTTCATAGAGGTTGTACCAAGCACTCTCCAGTACGCCCTTGAAACCGCCTCCGAAGTCTGGCTTTCCAGTCGGCAACCATCCAAGAGCGTTCTTAGGAAGAGTCTCTCCACTGGGACCGCGAGTCTCATTCTGATAGTTATTCTTCCACTCTACGGAAATGTAATCAGGTCCAATCTCGGGTGAGTTTTCTGCTCCCTCAAATTGGGCTTGCCTGAGCGACTCCATGTATTCCTGATTGGTAGCAGCCCAATCGGCAGGAGCACTGAATCCCTCTTGAAGATCAATGAGGCCAGTTTGTTCTAGTTCTCTTTGCGCAGCAGTGCGAAGAGCGGGGATTGGAGCACCAACGGGCTTTGCTTTTTCAATCTGTTCCTCTAGCGGGGGACGATCAGACATATCAAATTCTCCAATTTGTCAAACCGAGGCTAGCACCGCGGGTACCGGAGTAACGGCCCGGTCGTCCAGAGAATATGGGTGCTCTGCTAGTTATAGGACCAAAAGCTCCGTCTCCTCCTCCATCTCCTCCATTTCCACCATCAGGAAGAAACCACATGCCTCCACCAATAGGAATGTAGCCTCTCTCTTCCAGCAAATCCGCGCCTGTTCCCTCATATCCTGCACGTTGAGCAATAACATCCCAGACCTGCTCTGTTGCATTTCTAGGAAGCTGGCCCAAGTCAAATAGCGCATACTCTGTAAAAAATACATTCGTTGCAAGTGCTGACTCGGGTGTATTTCTGCCTATTGTGGCTGACTGAAAGCGGGCTACTTCAAGTGCTCGCTCGGGATCGGTCGCCCTCAACGTGTCGAGATAAGAAAGCTGTTGCTCGGTCCCCGGAGGAATAGCCAGGGCTGGAGCTGGAGTAACCGCGGGTCTATGGCGAATCTCCCGTCCACCGGGGGTTAGATCTGGCGTCGGAGGTGCCCCCGTAGCAGAGGGTTGTCTTCCTGTGAACGGACTCGCAAGCTGAGAAACTGGACTCACCGCAGGTAGTGGTTGCCGTATCTCAACCTGCGGAATGATCGAACTTGGTGTTATGCCCTGAAAGCGCGCCGCCTGTGCCGCGCCGGGAGACAGGAACGCGGGCGCAGTAGGTTGAATTTGCCCTGTCCGCAATGCTGTATCAGGAGATTGAAATATCTGTCTAGTAGCTTGCTTAGGACCATATGGATCAGGAGGTGGCAAAGTCACTTGCCTTACTGCTTGATTCCCAAACTCATCTATATATGCTTGACCTACAGTTGGAGGTGTCACAGGTCCACGCCCAAGAGTAATAGGAGCCGACGGTTTGCGCGCAGCAGGAGGTGGTGCGAAAGTCTGGCTGAGCTGTTTGGCGGCTTGCTCTTTGGTCTGAGGCAAGCCCAACGTACCAGTAATTCTCCGGCCAGCTTTCCTCTGAGCCGGAGTTCCGAACTTTGTCTTGTCAGTAATCTTGACCAATCTCCCATCAACAATTTCATACGCCATAGTTCTGATCCCCCGGCTCTAGGATGATGTCGCCTTCCTCCAAAACAACGCCCTGTTTCTCAAGGTCGGCGAGAAGATCCTGCGGTTGCTCTTCCGCGCGCTTCGCCAAGAAAGCCAGATTCAATCTTTCCATCTTGGCCTTGTGCCGTCTTTTCGACTGGACAATCAACTGGTCAAGGCGCTTCTGGCTCACGGTCATTGAAACCCCTCCTGCTGACGAGCACGAATTTCTGCCGCCCCAAACTCCTCACTTGTCGGTCCTCCTTCGGCGGCATTTGCCTCAGAAGGAACCAAACTCTCCGGTCCAGCCTCGCCAAGAAACTGCTGTACCCCTCTCGGAGGTTCACCCGGCCTGCGTTGTTGTTCATTAGACGGAGGGACTGCCTGTTCCTGCATCTGTGCCGCGATCTGCTGCATGAACTGAGGGTCGGACATGATCTGCTTTGTGATCTGCTGGCGCATCTGTTCCTGCAACTGCATACTTTGAGAGAATTCGATGTTCTGCATCTCAATGCGCATCATCGTCTCGTCCAGTCGTTCGCCTGCAATCTCCTCCACCACCTCTGTAGCGTTCTTGATGCCGATGTCTTCCATTGCCCCCACACGGGAATTGATACCCGCGTCGATCTGTGCCCTTGCGGTGACGGTGCGCGCCTGGAAGTCAGTAGGAAGATCAACCTCCAGCTTGACAGTGACGTAAAGGTTCTTGGGGACAATCTCGCTTCCCTTGATGAGATAGACATCTCCACGGTCGCCCTTGCCGGTGCCGTAGGAAATCACCTCGCTGTTGTCGTAATGGATATAAAGCAGCATGGTCTCCAAGATATCAGCAACCGCGTGCTGAGCAAGTGCCTGAGAAGACCGGAGAACCTTCTTGGCAGATTCCGTAACGAGGTTAATAGAAGCAAAGGCAGCACCTTGCGGTACTTCGGCTCCAAGCAATAAGTCACTGAGCATGGACTTCTGGACATCGCCCCGCAGTTCTGCATAGAGCGTTGACATCGAGGGATTTGGAATGTGATCCCGTTTCGGAGTCAGCGCCTCCTCAGTATGAATATGATCTACGAGATCCCCGCTAGACGCGTCCCTGTCAGGCGTCATCCGCGTATCTGATTGAAAGGTCTCTCGGGCCTCGCCCATAGTACGTATCATGTCCGAAAAGCGCATAGTCCTGACACGATTGATGTCATCGTAAATATCGAAGTGATACATATTTGCCAGCAACGGCTTGCGCTGGAATTGGCCTTTATCCTCAAGCGAGGTTCCGCCATACTGGCACACCCAGCCCATGAACGGCCACGGCCACTTACCGCGCTCGATCTCAATCATCTCGCCGCCCTCACCCCATTCAACCCAGACGGCACGGAAGTCGTAGGAGGTGTAATCCTTCAGCTTGACCGTATCGGAGAAGCCACCCTTCACCTTCCCCATCTTCTTCTTGAGGCCATCTGCCTTGTCACCCCACAGATCAATAACGTTATGGGGATCTTCGTCAGCGAGAAGTATCACCTCTTCAGCACCCATGTCGGAATAGCGACAGTACACCGTTCGGGGATTATGGATGATGACCGCAAATGGCCCACGTCTGAGCATGGATTCATAGCGCTGGGCGTTGCCGCCCGCGGCCTTCACGTCTTTGATTTGCTGAGGGATGTAAACCACCTGCGAGGCAACTTCCGCGTAATCCACTGCGGAGGAAACAACATCTCTGACAATGGTAGCTGGTCGTCTGCGGCTCGCTGAGTTCAATAGCCAGCGCAGTCCCTTCTCATGACGGTCGGCAATATCTGTCCCCTCGCCGCCGGGATTGTAGGGAAGCAGACTTATAGAAGGAGATACATCTGAGAGGATGTGCTTGGCGGAGTCGGATTGCTGGGCAAAGATCGGGTCACGGCTCTCGTGAATCCAGTCAATCTCCAGCAGCTCATCATCCATTGACCATTCGCCGTGGCGATACTGATCGAGAGCCTCGAACATATCGTCACGCTTGGTGTTCTGCTGCTCTAGGTAATTACTACGACCCTTAAACCATTCTAAACTGGGAAGTTTCTTAGGCATAACTCATTTCCCTCTTTGCCCGATAGTAGGCTCGTTTCTGGGCTTTTATGCGATCTTTGTTAGCAAGATAATAAGCCCGACTTCTGGCAGTTTGCACCTTCTTTGTTCGATGGTATAGCTCGCGGGCATATTTTGCAGCAGCTGCTCTGCATTCATGACAGCGACATTTGTGATAAGTGTACATCCCTCTGTTTCCGTGTGTCACGATCGTAGGACGACCACATCTCCTGTCCCGACCCTTCGCAAGCATGTCTGCCATGTTGTCGGCCTGCGTACCCAAAAAGAGGTGATCAACGTTCACACAGGGCTTGTTATCGCAGTGATGCAAGACAAATAACCCTTCAGGAATCGGTCCGTTGGCTTCCTCCCAAGCTAGCCTATGGGCAAAGTAATTCTTTCCGTCCCGCCTGGGCCGCGCATATCCACTTTTTTCTATTGAATTAGGATACTCTACGCAATCGTTCACCTTGTTTTCTCCTGCGGGCCAATTTGAAAAGCGGGTTCCGTGATCTGACCTGCTTCACAAGACTGCTATCGTAAATCGAGTCATCGTCAGACCAGTTGATGTAGCCTTTCGCCAGTCTAACAGCGTAATAAACCGCGTCTAGACAATCATCAGTATAAGTCCCGATTCCGTCATACGACAGAAACTCATCAACAAACTGATCGACAAACGCGTTGGGCGCAGTCGTCAGGCGAAATCTATCACCCATCATAACCGGTGCAAGCTGGTTCTCGAACCGCTCGCCCTTACTTCTATTGCCAGTCGTGAGCTGTTTCACCTTCCAGCCTTTAGCAGCACGCATCATTGCGTCGGCAAATTCCTCGCCTTTACCGTGTCGCTCGATGCCGGCCCGGATCAGGCGTCCCTGCTTATGATACAGCGAACACCAGTTCATGAATACCTGCTCAGCCTCAGCACGATCAACGTGCTTGCGCACACCGTCGAGCAGGATAAGGAAGCCGGATGGATGCTGTCCGACGACGGAGAGAGCAAAATAGTCTCGTCCCTTCAACGCCTGGCTCTTAGCAACGCTCGCATAGTCGCAGGCGATGTAGACCTTGATGTCGGTAGGAATCTCATTGACCTCAATGTACTTGAGATATTCCCGCTTGAGGATGCGTCCCTGTGAACCCTTCAGGTCACACAAGAACATCTGAGCGAACACATGCGGAGCCCTCTTAGCGCGTTCCTTGGCAATCCACTTCTCCGGTTTCTCCTCGGGCCATACTGGCTCGTCGGTCAGCTGCCCGTTCTCGTCCAGCTTGTAGATAGGCGTCCGAATATGAAGCGTGTCTTTCTGCTGCTTGGCCATGTCACCGATGTCACCTTCGCGCCAGGGAGTGAAGATGTCGATCTGCATCTTGACCCGATCAAAGGCCGGCAGAATTTCCTGATCTACTGCAAGCTTCACCTGCTGTAGTTCACGGGGATAACGAGAGTTGCGGCTGTTGTTGATATCGTCCAGTATCCCGAATAGTCGCGGATGTCTGCCCTGTACATTCGATGACTTGTAAGTAGTGGCGAGGATCGTAGGCGTGATGGTCCGCTGCTTGCGAAACGCTGCATAATCCATGTCGGTATTCACGACCTCGTATCCGCCCTTTGCGCCCCAGGACTGGCCCTTGTCTGGTCGAATATGAGGGAACAAGAGATGGAACCCCGAGTTGTTCTCAATGATGTCCGAGATCATTGCGGAGTTGTCAGTTGCCAATCCTTCGGAGGCTTGCACGATAATAGTCTCCAGATTGGCATGAAGTGCAGTCTGGTATGTAGTCATGTAAGTGGAGAAAATGGTGGATTTCAACAGGCCACGAGCCGCCTCGACAGCAAGGTTCATGCCCTTATCGCGCGCCTCGTAGAACTTTGCAACCCATGTGACGCAGTGATCGGGAAGCGGCCAATCGTCAGGGGCGAGGAAGTAATAGAAAAAGATGAACCCCTTCGGAGTGTCGGACCAGACGACTTCTCGGATCTTAGCGAGAACGTTTGCGTCTAGTTTTTGTTTTGGCTTTTGCACGTTTGGGCTTTGCGCGCTTCTTGGGCCGCAGCTTCCGCAGCGTTAGAGCAAACCGGGCTCGCTGACCCACCTTGCCTTTCTGCTTGGCAGCAGCACGCAACTTGGAAAGTGGGATGGTCTGCCCCTGTGGAACATTTAAGTCGCGGTGCAGTTGGCCTGGACGCTTGATCGCTTTCTTGATGAATTTCTTCTTGCGTCTCTTCGCCATTGTGCGATCAGTATAGCATAATGATTTCTAAGATATAATACGCTCAATCCGCATTAGAGAGAAAAACCAATGACGGAACAAATCAGCACGTTCTCAGCAGGATCATCCACGCTTCAAAGCGAGTTACTTGATAAACTGGCGACCCTTAAATCAAAAAAAAGGGAAACGCTAAAATCTGACCTCGTGCGCGCTATCCTTGCCAGCAACATACAAGACGCAGTCAATGCGCAATTCGAGTTATTTCAGATGGAGCAATCATTTATGAGGCTTGAAGATTCTGTTACAGAATACTATCCCGTAGAGAACTAAAAAAGGGAGTCGAAGTCACACGCGGGGATGCCGCCGATAGCAGATCCCCCTACCGTGGCGTTGAAGATGGAAATGCCGCGCTCTTTACACTCGCGCCCGGCAATCTGGTGCGCGAGCTCCAGCGTCTTGTTGGCGAGAATAGCTTTCGGAACCTTCAGGGCGTCCCTATCCACATAGTCTGGGGTGAAATGATTGTGCGCGTTGCCGACCAAGTTCCCGTCGCATCCGATCAAATAGATAGGATCGTAGCCTTCCATCACCGCAAGCTGGATCGCGGCAGAGACTGAGCCACCCTGCTTGCAGATCGTTGGCAGATGCCATCTGTCTGTAGTGAAGCGTTCGGCGTCTATGTGCGAACACTGCTCTCGCGCCTTGATGTTCTGCATGTTGGCGTTGATGCTCCACTCATCGTTGCCAGAGCCCATTTGCTCTCCCACGAAGTACTCGATGAACTTCGCCACAATGTCCGAGCGCACGTAGCAAGGATATCCCTGACGGGAATGAAACGCGATGTCGTCCTTGTAGATGGGAACAGTTGAGTTAGAGAAGTCGAAAAAAAGCCAATAGTTCGGACGCCACTTGGTCTCAGGATAGATGAGATGTATGCGATTGACACCGAAGGAAACTTCGGGGATGAGCCTGTCCAACTGATCGGCTTTCAGGCTGGGACCACAGCCGACGACGAAGGCACGAGTCAAAACAACTCCTCCAGCTTCACCTGCTGATAGCACGGCAAGTCCACGACGCCGGCGTTGTAGATTTCCCAACTGATGGAAGCCAGGTGATGCGCGTTCCCGATGACCGCGTTCAGGGCCTCCGCCTTCGCCTCGTCAATGGGCTGATCGTAGTCAGGCGCGAAATGGTTCCCACTCCCCGGCTTGTAACCAAGATCGCACCCGAGCAGATACAGCGGTTCGTATTTCTCCTTCGCCGCCAACTGGATAGCCATCAACACACTTCCGCCCCATCGGCAGATTTGCGGCAGGTGCCATTCCGAGGGCGCTTTGTCTTCGATGTCTTCTCCAAGTCCAAGGCTGTGATGGGTGCAGATAGGGAAGTAGTCCACGTTACGTCCCGCCAATAATCTTTCTCCCCAGCCGTAGTAGTTGCCTCTGATGTGTATCTCGGAATCGGGGTTTGAGTGGATGATGTCAAGGAATCTCTCGGTGCGCTCATCGTCTGTCTCGCCTCCCTCAAAGACCCAATCCCGGTGCTCGGCGGTCACGTCTCCGATGACGAGATGGGTGGGGCGCCAGGTCGTCTGATTGTACAGCAAGTGAATTGCATTGACCGCATAGGTAACTTCCCCTTCCAGAAGTTCGAGGGGTGTGTCTCTCAGACTGGGACCACAGCCGACGACGAAGGCTCTAGGCATCGATGATTTGTGTCGAGCTGAATACATCATCTAGTTTCTTGAGTTCCAATTTCGCTTTCTCTATAGCGTTGATTCGGAGCTCCACTTGGAATAATGTCAAGTTTCTCGAACATCCACGGCAGAATCCTTCAAGAATTTTGTTTCCTTCTGGACCTTTCCAGTCCAAGTACCATTCGTGCACATGTTCAGTCATAGAAACAACTCCTCTTACGAAAGCTCGCACTTCGCCTTGATGTGATGCGCGTTCTCAACAATCCTCGCAGGAAGCCCTGCCAGATCCATCGCTTTGAGCAGAGACTTTTCCCGCCAGTCCGTCAGGTGCGGCCACATCCGCATGACTGGCTGAGGTACTTCGACGCAGACCTGTCCAGTCGCTATATCGTGAATTTGCCGGAGCAACTTCATCGGATCGACCACATGTTCTAGTGTATGGAGGCAGGTCACAAGATCGAAGTATTCCTCAACGTCCTCAATGCGAATGTAGCTGTCATAGCGTTCGCGCCATTGTCCAGGCTCAACGCCCGCCTGAAATTCAGCACCGATAACCTCAAGTACTTTGCCCGTAGATGCGCCCACATCGAGATGAGATCGGACAGGGAAATCAACATAGTCCAGCCATCCTCTGCCGCGCTCCCCTTCCTCGTGATAGTTCCACTCTCCGGGCTCTCCATCGTAATCACCATGCGCGGTTTCTTCGTGCTTGAGTCCCTCGTCCTGTCGATACTCACCTGAGGCGTAGTATTCCAGAATCTCCTCTTCGGGTGGCATCGGATCTACCTGCCCGAATTCACACTCGTCGCACCACCACCAGTAGATACTGCGGCGATAATTCCGCTCCCCGTTGGAGCGCATGGGCTGGGAGCAGATAAGACATTCAACCATTGAATAGTGAGCGAAACTCCACCCGCTCGTAGACTTCCAATTCGCCTCCAAGACTAGCGTTCAATATCTGCACACCATGTGCATCGCACCATTCTCGTGCGTGGGTGTGCATGTCCACCTGCGTGTCATTCTCAATCTCGGCCCGACCTTCTGGCATATCCCAGGAATGATAGCCGTCGATGAAGTGGTTCTCGCCAGCCACGTACCCGAGATCTGCGCCGACCAAAATGATCGGGTTATAGCCTTCGATGTAAGCTTGCTGAAGCATCGTGGCTAGGCCCGAACCATATTTGCACAAGACATTCTGCCCGTCATCTAGATGCCATCCTTCCGGCCTACGCGTGTCTGGTGTTCCATCCATAGCGCGAAGCTGGCCGGCGTTATGCTCAACGCAGTAATCCCAAGGATGCACATTGTCAGGAAGTCGTCGAGGCTCAGGTGCCCAGGGAGCCGGATTGACCCATCGCCCATCAGGAAGAGGACCGCTGGGAATATAGTCTCCGGTGATGATTTCGCAAACGTCTCTCCTGATCCAGCATGGATAGTCTTGTTCGATGTGCCAGAGAACGTCGTCCATGTTTTGCTGGTCCTGCGGATGGTCAGACCACCAGTAGCGAGTTGGTCGCCATTCGGTCTGATCGTAGATGAGATGTATTCTGGCGAGGCCCCAGGCTTCTTCTCCGATGAGCATATCGAGCGGAGTTCGAGCCAGCGAAGGACCGTTAGCAATCAAAAAAACCCTACGGTCGCTCAAGTCCCGACAACTTCCACTGACGCGCAAGCGCCTCGTCGTCCACCGGCTCTTTCCATGCTCCGTTGTACGCCTCAATCTCGTTCAGGTAGA